ACGGACTCAGATTGGGCGTGATGTTTGAATCGTTGGCGTTGAATGCACCGTCTCTGCTAAATATGCCGCCCTTAAACTGGATGGTTGACGGGTTCGGAAATGACGATGTGGAGAAGTCACAGAACGGCGCTAGAGTCGGTAGGTCACAGTTTATATCAGTCAAGAATCGGCTGTCCATCTGGAACGCCGTGCCCCCCTTAAACAGTGGCTCGGTCATAGTTCCCGCCAAGCTTCGCACGATTGACGTTGTGATTCTATACCCTCCGCGCCATAGCCCATGCAAGGTTAGACTTGGAGACCCACCAAAGCGCCCCGTTCCCTCCTCTAGTCCTTGTCGGTATTCATACAGATCACCGAGGTTGCTACAATCATTGTAATTGATCCGCGCAAATTCAAAAGCATTAAAGCCCGTTGCGTCGTATAGCTCATAGACCTTAGAGCCTGCACCATCCACTTGGATGAAGTAGTCAGCACCAAGTAGATTGCCGCTCCCGATAGCGATAGACTCGGAGATGAACATGGTGTAGTTATCCTCGCTAGATGTGAGACCGGAGATGTCGAAGCTGTGACCCTTGAGAGTCATTCCCGTGGGAGGAACTGTGATTTGTGTTGTTCCGAGATCAATAATCCCGTCAATGAAATATACTTTCGTAGAGTCGATGACGCCGCCGAGAGTTGTTGCAACATTGTTTTGATTGACGATTATTAACTTGTCGTAAAGGTTCGACTGAATCGACATGCCCCCGCTGACACTGACCCATTGGCTGGAGTCTCCGTCATTGTAATAGGTGTAAAGCTTGGCTTGTGTGCTGTCTAGCCATAGGTCGCCCGCGTCTGGTGATACAGGAGTCGTTTCTGATACGGTCAGCAGGTCTTGCTTGCCGTCCAGACCTGCTTGCGTTGCTGTTGAAATTGGTTTGTCTGCGTCGCTGGTGTTGTCTACTGATCCCAACCCAACTTGTGCCGCCGTTACGCTGTGCGGGTTAGCGGTGTCGCTTATGTGAGACGTTGATGCCGCAATTGCCGCACGCTCTGCAGCTGTCAATACCTTAGCATCTGCACCTTCGACCATGTTACCCATGGCGAATGCGTCACCCTCTACACTCGTGGGATCGTATGTTGCCGCGAGCATGTCGCCGACACTGCCGCCCGCCTGCAAGTATCTTGCGTCTGCCTGCTCAAGTGTAATAGATGTTCCAGGATTTGACGGCGGGTTGCCTGCTGTGTTGTTCCTGTCGTTGTAAAGGTTAAAGCATCCAGCCGCTAGAGTCCTTTCAGCGCCGTCATTCATGATGGCTGTTATGACCATCCAGTACTCGACAAGGTCTGAACCCATAGCCACGTTGGTTTCTGAGTTGGTGAAGCCAAACGTCAGGTGCTGCTTGCTCTCATCCTGCCAGCTTGAGCTGTCGAGTGTGTTGTCTATGTCCGCGCTCGCTACAGTCTTGGTCATGGCAATACCAGATTGTGACTGGTTTCTAACTATGCAAGTGATGCTCGAAACGTCCGCTAGGTCTTGGACTGTGGCGCCGTCAAATACACCCAGCTCTAAATCAAAAGCATTCCCGCGCCATGACTCAAGCGTAAATGATGTTGGTAGTTGTGCTGATACGTCAGCCGCTAACCTCGCTGTTCTGGTCGATAAACTCATATTTAAATTATATCCTGCTTGCAGGTGATGTTTGCTTGTAAAACTGTGTCAGACTTCGCACCTGTCGTGGTATAGCGGACAACCTCAAGAGTAGCGTCTTTACTTTTCTGACCGTCAAGGAAATAAAGCAGATCGTCAGTGTTGAAGTCGATTTCTCCTTTTTTGCCTGTTGGTGATGTGAGATTAGTTAAGTCTGCTGTGATCGCTCCCACGTCGCCCAGTGACTTGTCAAATTCTACCGTGTAATCAAGACCAGAACCCGTGACCGTCACGTTATCCGCACCTATTGACGTAAGGCTCTCAAGAGCTGTCTTAATGCTATCGCTTGAACTGTCTACCTCTAGGTTGCTGGACTCCTCCGATGCCACTGTAAGCGTGTATGTGCCCGCGTATGGGTCGCCGCTGATCGTTACTCGCTGGATCTCTGATGTGGTATCCGTGACGCCTGTTCTAACCTCCGTTATGGTTGCCGCCGGAGCGTCAAGGTCGGCGGTGAGTTCAATGTATGCAGCCGCTTCCTGTTCAAAGGTGACCGACTGAACCTCTGCCGAAACGCTGGTTACGCCGTCGTTCAATATAATAACATTTGATGTTGATGATGGAGTGAGAAGCGATGTGTTGACAACCATTGCCGCGTCGTTCCCCTCGTATGGATAGGTGATGGTATATCCACCTCCGATCTCTTCAACTTCAAACTCACCTGTTGAAATAGTGGGGTCTGTTGGCATAATCAGCGCGTCAAGAGCTGTTTTTAGATCCTCGGCAGATGCACCGTAAGGAATAGCGTCAGTGGTTTCGCTGTTGATTGTAAGTGTGAACGTGCCGCCGATTGGCTCTGCGCCAGGACTACCCACGCCGACTCTGATTGTCTGCCCTGTAAGATCTAGATTCTTCCAAGGTTGGTCTGCGTTGTTGTTGTTTTGCTCGACTAATCGGATAGATACCGGTTGAGTATCACCTAGAATGACAGGTGGTGACCCTTCTGATCTTGTCGATAAAAAGCTACTTACAAGCCGATTGTTCCCCACGTCTACGATTAAATCATTGAAATTGCCCATCTCTTGATTGTGGCGAATTCAACCAGTTAATGATAAACCCACGGTGCCCCGTGATAGCATTGCGACCGCTTTAATAATACGTCAACAGCGCCCTCCTCCTGCGCCCATCCAACATCAACCCAGTCAGACTTCCATGATTCTCGCCTTGTTTCTTTCTGCTCGTCTGTCAGTAGGTCGAAACCGTCATAATTTATCAATAATCCAGGACCTGTCCATTCCTCGTTTGATGCTGTCTCCTGCTTTTGTGGTGACGCTGGGTCGAGCGGGTCGTGATCTTCTGGCGTCATAACCTCGCACACCTCGACGTTGTGCCAAGTTCCGTGCCACCTCTGATCTTGTGACTCAAGCGGTGGGTCTGGCGCTCCAGAAGGTAGCGGGGGAGGGTCAAAGTCGTGCGGTATAACTGCCCGCCATTGGTTCGCGGCAGGTTCTGACTTGGTGTCTGTATAGCTGAAAGTCCCGCCTGCTGTAATGTTGGAACTGCTTGGTGTGGCTGTGGTGTATGCGCTCTTGTATTCAGTGTTACTGCGCGTGACCGTCTTGTCAACTGGGTGTGACCACCCCAGACCGATCGACATGATATCCTGGGTGGTTGTCGTTGTCGATGAATCAATGACCGCTCCTGTATAATCATACTTCGTCCACTCCCTGACCTTCGTGAAGTCCAAATCTGAGTCATATGTAAACGTCTCTATTGTAAGCTCTCTCAAGTATTCAAACCCCGGAGTGGTTCCATACCAGAAAAAATTAAGTTCAGTTCTTCTGACTAATGACCCGCCGCCGGTGTAGGTAATTGTGTTCTCGTTGTATTCATCCTCGTAGTGACGCTCAGCCCATATGTTACCGCTTTGGCTTTTAGCTACGGCTAGATATTGATCATCGTCGCCGAGGTTTGCTGTGGTGTTGTGGTAAACACTATTGAAATCAAGCTGGGTCTTCCACTTAGTGAAGATCTGATAAATTTCTGGATAGTCTCCATCCACGATAGCGCCTAGCGAGCCGTCCGGGTTGGTCGTGGCTTTTGTCCACGCATCGAAACCATGCGGCTCTCTGTGTTCCAAACTTGGAACAGGGCACGATGGGTAGCAACAGCCTCATGTATATTCGCCCATATTACCCCCTTTCTATTGAAAAAACTCTTGGGCAAAATCCGATTGTAAACGACCCGCATCCCTCTCTAATCCATGCTAGATCATCGTTCCATGCTCCTATTGGCACATACAGAGTCCCTGTCAAGCTGTCAACGTGTGGAACTACGTTGTCGGGCATTGTTGCGCCGGTCGATATTGTGTGAGTTCCTAGCTCGCCCCCAGCCTCAAGCACGTTGTCGTCGTTGAGTGTTGCCGTCCACGGGCACTCAATCCAAACTTTGTGCCCAGCTGTCGGCGTCATCGGAGATGGCTCTAGCAATACGGATTTGTTTGGAGCGTGTAGCCAGCCCGAACTTATGATCACCTTAGTTTCATCGTCTGGATCAACAGTGTATTCGCCTAGTATGCACGCACTGGACGACCTAGCCCTTACCCTCGGAGC